GTACCAGATACCGATGTAATTGTTCCAACATTAACCAAACCACCTAAACTTACGGTATTAGAATTAATCGTAATGCTTGAATTCGCTAATTGCGCATTGGATATTGTTCCAGATAAATCGGTAGTTGGAATAGTTGCGCTAGCAGTAAACGCACTTGTTCCATTACCGATTACATATCCCGTTAAAGCAGTAGCCCCAGTACCACCAGAAGACGGATTAAGCGTACCATCTAGGGTTACTACCCCGCCTTTAGGTGAACTTGGTGTTAAGCCCGATAAACTTGTTTGAAAGGTTGTAACACCACCCGTTAGGGAAAATGATTGCCAACCAGAAACATTGAAACCTTCAAATGTGCCGCTACTCGTGTTGTATCGAATTGCACCAGTGCTGCCAACCCTTTGTGCGGTTGTTCCATTTGGTAACGTAACTGAACCACTTCCAGGAAATATTGCGTTGTTTGCAATACTAAAAGTTGGGGTAGATGAACCATCACCCCCCGCAATACTGATTTGATTAGTTGTTCCCGTTAATACGTTCGTGCTTAACGCCGTTCCATTGCTAGAAATAAAACCGTTACCGCCTAAACTAGCTAGTGCTAAAGGTAAGCCATTTAACCCTATTGTTGGGTTGCCACTTACGCCGTTTGCATTTGTAATGCTTAAACCAGCGCCTGTTGTAGAGATACTTCGATTGATCACACCAGAACTACTGTTTTTGACTACGATGCCCTGTGATGCATTTTCTAATGACGACGATACACCATTAAGGAACAAAGAAAATTGACCTTGTGGTGAACCCGTTGATGTACCTATACCTAATCCACCTACTAGACTACGGCTATTTGCAAGGGTTGGTTCTTGATTTACAGTAACAAAAGTTTGTTGTTGGGTAGGGCTATTTGCAATTGCAGCTACGGTAGTTTGTACAGTAAGCCCGCCTTGCTGAATGGGTACTTGTTCCGTGCCAATTAAAGCAGTAGCTAAAGGTAATTCAGTAATCGTCTTATTCGTCATGGATTTGTATTCACAGGTAAATAAGTGATACCTTCTAAATTTCCATTTTCTGTATATGGCGTTTGTAAAGATAATAAATCTTGTGCATCAGGGGTGGTTACAATTTGATTATTTCCCGTACCGATATTTGCATCTGGGCGTGGAAACCTTACAGAAATCTTTTCTGGTTGGCGCATTTTTAAACGATATGGATCTTTATTATCAATACACCCAAATTTACACACACGAAGCCCTGGAGTATTCCCGTCTTCTTGAACGTCATCATACGCACGTTTCATTTTGCATCTATCACAAACTTGAATCGTAAGTACAGAATTTCCTCGTGTGTTAAGCCATTTCATCTTGTATATACGCTAATGTTTGGTGCAAAATAAATTGGTGATTTATCACGTTCTTCTTCTTGAACAATATGTAAATATTTTTCCGCCTGTTGTTCGCAATAAGCAATTCTTGCTGGGTCAACTTGCGGCAACTCCATCGCCATTTGATGACCTAGCATATTTTGAATTGCTAAATACCAGCGTTGCGGTATTTCAATTGAACCATTTAATGCCCCCACATCCTGCACATAACGTGTACACCATGCTACGATTTGTGGTGAATAAATAGCAGGCGTAGGCCAGAGAACCATTGTTGGTTGGGGTATTGTTCTATTTAACCAATACTGCAACGGATAATTATTTAAAAAGTTTTTGTTTGGCAAATTAACATAATCATCACGGTTCATACGGAACATTGGTATTTCCGTTGGATTAGAACCAAAATTAACTTGATAAAAACCCATATTTGCACCGCTTGTTTGCAATATTCTCCAATAAGGCGCACTAGTAGATGGATCTAAATCGTTATAAATCCATTGCCCACTTACCCATGAGGTAGTAGCTGGGGTAACAATAGTTGTCCATGTTGAACCATCTTGCGATGATTGTATTTGATAATTAACCGTTCCTGTTATTGCGGGTAGAATACCAACAGACGCCATGTAAATAGGGTTTTGTGTACCGTTGTTAATACCAATATAACCTGTGTTTGTAGTTAATTGACAAATATTTGTGTAAGCCCCGTCAAATGCGTTAGCAGCTATACCTGATGAAGAATTATAGCCTTGCGTATTAATTGTAAAATACCGATAATTCGCATTCAACACATCATTTGTTCCTACGGGCAATAAATATTCGTATTGATCAGGATACAACCCAATTACATTCTTTTGAATAGCCCAATACTGCACACCATAATTTACTAAGTTCGATAGTAAATAATAAAGCGATTGTTTTGATGCAAATATTTCTTCCGATGTTAATTCTTCGGCAAGTTTACCCGCCCTTCTAGCACCGCTATCAATCAGGTTTTGAACCGTTACAACAGTGGTAGATACCGTTCCGCTTGTAGTCATTACCACCCCTTGATGTCATATTTTTTCTTTGCTTTACCGCCATCTTTACAATGCCAACGCTTTAAAGATGCTTTAGCCCTTGGCGCATCACCACTTGCATGTTCTACAACACCCTTCATGCGGGCGCAAAATGAATCATGCCTAGAACCCTTTGCTTGGGGTGCTTGTAAATGGCTTCCCATTTCACGGTTGTATTTAGCCCTACCCTTAGCCGTTAAACCCGCACCTTGGCTTGTAGGTTTCTTTTCGCCCCTACCTACGGCTAGGGATACACCACCATCTTTTTTCTTAGCGGTTTTAGCTGATTCAATAAATGCTTGTTTACTTGGCGCACCCTTGCTTCCAATCTTTCGCATATGTTCACCACTTCCATGCTTAATTCTTTCTTGTTTAGCATGAATATTTGCATAAAGACCACCGCCATCTTTTTTCTTTGCACTACGTTGGGTAGCATATGCAATTGCTACCGCTTGCTTCATTGGTTTGCCAGCATGTATCTCGGCAGAGATATTCTTTTTAAAAGCACGTTCCGATTTACTTTTAATTAGAGGCATGATTAGCTTCCAACACCAACAACATTATTGTTATTTTGAATCAATTTACCAGAAATAATTACACCAGCTGCAATAGTTGTTGCGGTACTTGTAACTAGTTGCCACTGAATATCAGTTTTTTCCGTATAAATAAATGGTTCGCTAGAACGATTAGCTGTATAAATTGATACAAATGGTTGTTGTAATACTACAAACTTTACACCAGTTAAATTATTAATTGCTTGAACGGAATAAGTAACAATATTAGATGATGTGTAGCTATTCGATGTATTTACTTCGGCTAAATCAAGGTAAAAAGAATAACCAGCGGGTACTGTATATACGGTACTTTGTGATTTACTAATTCCAGCATTAATTTGGGCAACAACATTTGATGATTGCTTTAATGTAATCGTGCCTACGTTTGTTGTTTGCCCCGTACCAGCGGAAGTTAAAACCAAACTATTTACACGGTAATAACTATTTAAGGTAGTTACGCCAGTTGTACCGTTCATTTGCAATGATTCGGATATTTGATTAAAACTTGAATCTAATCCACTAATTAACACTTTAGCAACCGTATCATCAGATGCGGATGTACTAACAAGGGTTAGTGTAGATGCACTTGTAATGTAAGTATAGGTTGTTGCATTTTCCCAAACGGGTATTTTTGTATTACCAACGGCGGATTGGTAACCAAAAATGTTTACTTGTTGATGCCCATAAATTTGGCTGCGGGCAACTTGTAAATCAAATGGTTCATATGCGCCACCACGGGTAACCGAAGAAACGATGTTATTGCTCATAAAAATTCTCCAAAGTTAAAAAGTGGGGGCTTTCACCCCCTGCTTCTTAGTAATTACACTTACCGCCCTTTTTATGATGCGTGGAAATCTTGCTTTTAGCATGACCTCCATGTTTCATTGGGTGTCCATCAATTTTATGATGACCCATCGCCATATGTTCTGCATGTTCATGCATATGAATATGACCGCCTTCTTTATGACCATGTGCTTTGTGATGCATTACATGACCTTCGTGATGTTTCACATGCCCACCTTTTTTGTAACCAGCTGGTGCTTCATGGATTTCACCAGTTTTACCAGCTTTTTTGTGTAGCTTGCTACCATCATTCATATCATTTAGATAACGATTAGCAACGCTTTCGGATACTGTTCCACCCTTAGCAAACTTATGCATTTTGCCACCGTGCTTGTATCCAACACCTTCTACACCGCCTGTTTTTGTGTGGAAAGATTTGGTTTGCTTTGCTTCGTGAACCGTATCTTGCACATTAACCTTTGGCTTCAAAGTTCCTTTTGTTTGGAATGCATCACCTTTTGCAGCTAATCCACCCGTTGCCTTATGCATCATCTTGCCACCGTGCTTAAGTTGTGCGCCACCCTGATGGTCTACAGCCATTGTTCCACCACTAGCTTTACACATTTTAGCCATGTGCTTATGATGTTCATGCATCTTTTTGTGATGCGCAGAACCACCTTCAGCATGTTTTGCAGCATGATGTTTAGCCATATGCATGTGATGCTTATGAGTACCTTCAGGATGCCCCGATACATGGTGTGCCTTACCGCCATGCGCAAACCCAGGACCTTCAATACCGCCCGTTATACCCTTGTGATGTGGCTTACCTTCACCTAACAATCCACCCATTTGTGGTGTGTACATCTTAGCAGAACCACCTTTTTTCAAGCCATGATGTGCTTTTCCAGCTTTCATGCTTTCATGGTGCTTAAGTTCTTTTTCAATCTTATGCATTTCACGCATTTCTTTGCGCTCATCGGCTTTAGATTCACCACCTTCCGCCATATGCGCTTTTCCACCATGTTTACGGGTAAGTAATGCGGGTTGCATAGCCATTGCACGGCGCATTGGCATAGCCCGTCTTGCAGGCATTTGCATAGGAGCTTGACCCATCATTGGATTACCACCCATAGCCATATGTTTCTTATGGGCATGTCCGCCTTTTTTCATTCCTTCATGCTTAAGCTCATCCGAAGTAGGTTCTGTTGTCATTTCTTTTGGTTCACGACCAAATTTGCTAGTTGCCATAATAATTTTCTCCTATTAGGCTTGGGCAATGCCAAGTAAGCCAGTTGTGGTGGAATTTGGACCTACTTGAATAGCCGTTAAACCTAGTGTTAAAACTAGTTTATTTGAACCATTCAATGTTCCAGCGGGTGTATATGTTCCACGGGTATCCGCCGTTACAGAACTAGATACAAGTTGCGGTGTCATCGTAGCAGCACTTGCGGTATATGAACCAGTTGTATTTACAAACGTACCAGCTAAATAATTTGCTTGTGATGTAGATATTTTACCAGTCGTTGCCGAAACATAAGTCCACCAATAGTTTGTATTAATGCTTACGCCCGTTGGGGGTGTTCCTGTAAATTGAACAATTGTTCCACTTGCGGGTGAATAACCTACGGTAATCACGCCAGGGGATGCAATTGTCCAGCCAGTAACCGCTTGCACGGAATAGGTTGTTGTATTGGAATAAAATGCGTATGCCAATGTTCCGTTATCAACCGCTGTAGAACCAGTAAATCCTGGGTCTACAATATATGCTTCATCACTAATACGGCATGGCAAACCTAATGCAGTTGTTGTATCAACCGATACCGCAACGGTAGTTGCAGCGCTAAAGGCAATGCTATAAATTTGGAAGAATGCTTTTCTTCCTTTGGTTTGTGTAGAAGCTACAGTACCCGTTTGGATGATTTCGGTCATTGAATTACCGTAGTAATCATAGCCCGTTACGGTTACTTGGGAATTTGTTGGGCTACCCGATGCCGTTGTAACCGCTACCGCACGGGGGATATCCAATTGTGTTACGGTTGTACCATCGGTACGGATAACTTGTGTTGTTCCACCGCTACCCGATGCTAATTGTGTTCCGCTATAAGTAGTTGCACCCGTTGGGGTTTTAGCTGCTAGAACCGCTGCTGTTGTTGCAGCATATGGCGTTACATCGTATAAATACACACGACCCATTGGACCGAAGCCTAGGGACATGGGTGATGGGTTTCCTAAATTGCTAGTAGCATTTGTACCAACATAAGATGGGGCTGCGCCCAAGAATAAATCATCGCTAAATTGTGGCATTGTCTTTCTCCATGAAAAGTTGACAAATTAAAAAAGGGGGTTTTTACACCCCCATGTATTACGCTCCAGGTGTTCCGAATAAAGCACGAGGGTCGGTAAATCCAACTTGATAGCGTTCTGTTGCTTTATAACGCATCGAATCGGTTTCAAAATCACCTTCCATCGTTTTTTCTAAGGCACGGCGCATTAACAATTTCATACCTTCAGGTGCATCTGTTTGAATCCACCAGTTAGTAGAAGATGTCAAACGGCTAATAACCGAAGCACCTTCTGGTAACAAACCAATTGATTTAATTGGGTTGATATCATTGTTTGCTGTACCCGTTCTTAAAACAGACTTCAACAATACTTCAGCTTGGAATACGTTACCTGGGGCAACAACAAGCTTCAATGGCTGTAAACGAATTTTCTTACCATTGTTATCTACCGCTTGGCGAATCTGAATAAGCATTTGCTCTAGCGATGTTTGTGATAATGCAGCTGCCGTTGCAAGTTGATTACTAAATGTACCAGCTGCAATTGGGTGCGCAGTGTTAATCAAAGATACACCATCACCACCAACATAAGAGCTATTAAATGCACGGTTCAATACGTTTGCACATAACAATTCTTTTGTTTCTACTAAAGATTGTGCTAAGTGCTTCGCATATACTTGACCTAAGCGAATATGGTCACCATCTTCAACTAAAACTCTAGTTAAAGCGAATGCCAAACCAAACACTTGGTAAACATAGCGTTGTAAGAACAATACACCACCCTGTTGATACGTTACGGGTGCGCCATCAGGTAACTGTGGTGCAGCGCCGAAACCATATAATACAGGTTCTTCGTGGTAGTTGCGTGGAATACCAGCTTGTTCACGGAATACCGTTGACCATTCATCAGCTCGTTGGTCATATACACCGTCAAAGGATTCGTTCAATATAGGTTCTACGATTGAACGGAAGTCCGTACTTCTCATTGGGGCTGCCATAATTTATTCTCCTATATTAAACTTGGGCTACATATTGACCGTAGAAGTTTGTGTTAGTAAGTTGTACACGAACTACGGTGTACGCATCACCCCACGCATTATCTACGTTTTGTGCTAAATCTACCACACGCATTTGGGCTTGTTGTCCGTTTGTAACGGCGGTTGAAGCACCTAAAGTGGCTTGTGATAGTCCTGTTGTTGCATTTCCAGCGGTAATATTCGTAAAGTAATATTCACCACCAATGCTTGTTTGTGCCATAGAACCATCGGCTTGAATTTCATAAACAATGTTTAAATCGTTATAAAAATAAGCGTTAGTAATAGAACCAGATTGCACGGTTGTGCCAGACGGCCAGTAATTACTTACACGGCGACGACCTGTTGTATCGGTAAATTCAACACCTTGAAACGAACCTGTTACGGCGTATTGTTGGCTTGTTGAATTACCAGTTGTGGTTTGCGCAGCGATAATTGTACCGTTAGCAGAACCAGTTGAACCTACGTTAGCAGCGCTAACATAAGCAATTGGTTGCTGTTTGTAAATATTCGCAGCATAACCCGATGTGATACCGTTTTGCAAAACCTGCGCACGTTCCAAACCCGTTGGAAAGAATGCTGGGCGTAAGCCAAACGGAGCGGATATTGATGACATATACTACTCCTTTTAAAATTGGTTAAATAAAAAATTTTGGTTTTGACGCTTTTTACAAAGCCATAAAGCAAAATCGCATCTAACGCAATTTTTAAAGTCTGTAATACAAAGCCCGCTTAATTAAAAGTAGGCACACTCCTAGTTAAATCGAAGTTCATACCATCGCCTTCAACTTGACCCAATGCTCGACCATTGGAATCCCTTGCGTTTAACAATTGGTCTTGCTGTACTTTGATCTTCTCTTGTTCATCTAACGGAGCATAATGGTGAACTTCAGCCATATACTGTTGATAAATGTCCATAGGAAGTTTATACAGAACCATCTCATTACACGCAACAAAGCCTTCCATTTCGCCTGCTTTTACACGGAAGTTTTCAAAGCCAGGAACTTCATCGGCTTTCACTGGTGTGTATCCTATACGCATACGTTTGTGGATGGGATCGTATTGATGGGTGGTTGATAGCCAGCAACAATGAAATCCAGGAATTTCAGGTGCATTTGGTAATGCTTCTTGTGCAAACTCATCGCGAAACATACGGCGACGTTCTTGGCTAGCAAAATTTTGTTCAGGAGCTCTGCGGGAAATATCCTCTTGAGCTCTATCTTGTCTGCCTAAACCAGTATTCTTTTTTAAACGATTGTCCATATTTATCCTCTAACCTTGTTCTCTTTGTCCCATTGACGGAAACGATTAATCATCTTCATCTTTTGTTCAGGATTGTTCCAAACACCTGCCTCTTTCAAGGCTTGAACTCGCTCGGGGCTTATATAATACTCATTACCCTTTGCTGTTGCGTTTGACTCTCTGCCTGAACTTGTAACAACAGAACGTGGTCTTTGACTTCGCACATTGGGTTCATTATAACTTGAATTTGAGATTTCAGGCAATCTTTTTCTTACACGATATGTTAATTCATCCCAATAGTCCTGAGTTGTAGGGTCGTAGCCTTCTTTTGTAAGCTGTTTATCGATAATTTGAGTTATTTGAGACTCCTCTGTTTCACCCCTAGGATCATACCATGGATTCTCTTCCATCCAATCAGCAACCATACGTTGAACCATAGGGTCTGGAACATCTAATCTTTGATTTTGCGGTTGATGGGTAGCCTGCTTTTTAATACTGGCTAAAGATTCCATTTTTCGTTTTGCGTCGAATAACATCTCTTGAGCTTTAATCGCTGATTGCCCATCGCTTTTGTCGACTGCTTCTTGAAGTTTCATTTTTGCATATTCAACTTCAACGCCAGCATCTTCAATCGCTTTATCTACCCTTGCAATTTCAGCCCCGCTTGTTTTCTTTTCTACAATAGCCAGACGTTCAGCTAACATTTCATTCTGTTTACGTAAAGCATTGATTAAAGAAGATGATTCACGTACTTTTTCACGATGTAATTGTTTCTTTAATTTGCGCTCTTCACGTCTTGCTTCTCGTATAGCTTCTCTTTCTGGGTCAATGTTTTCAGCGTCTTCAGCCTCGTCACTCGCACGATATTCTGATTCTTTTTCTTCAAGCTGCGGGTTTTCTTCACCTTCGGGCAAAGTAACCCTTACTGAACCATTATCTTCTTCAGCAATTTGCATTTCCATTTTTTCTGTTGGTGTCATGATTTCTCCTTAAACGAATGCAGTAATAGCACGAGGATCACCAGTCACACGACCGATAATTTCGTGGTCATTAAAAAAAGTGAACAAGGCTTTACCCTTAACACCTTTTTCATCGGTATATTCAATTTCCCACCGATCACCACCCCATTTAGGAACACGCACATAATCGCCAACTTCGCACCAAATACCTTCCGCCCAAGGCTGTAATGTATCACGGTTCTTATAGGCTAAAGGTCCTTTACATAAAACTTTACCGATCATGGTATTCCATTTTTCAATCTCTTTAGTTTCTTCAGCTAATACGATTCCGCTTTCAGTTACTTTTTCTTTAACTGCTCGTAGTTGAACCAATACTCTAGCGCCTAACGGAGCCATCAATGGATCAACATCGGGAAAGGCTTCCTTTAGTGATTGTTCTAAGTCATAATTCGTCATCTTTGCTATCCTTTTCTTCTAAAAGATTGTTTAAAATTAACAAGGCTTCTTCCAAACCTTGGTGTTGCCCTACATATCTCTGGTAACTTTCAAAGTTTGCAAACCTTCCATTTACCATTGAATCAACAATTTCTTGTTGTTTTATTTTAATCGCATGGATTAAGCCATTGGCTAACTCCATTAACGACCTCTACCTGCTTTTTTACCTACTGCTATTGCTACTATTAATCCAGATTTTTTAGCCGTGCCACCCTTTTTTAAGGTCGCTACTGCATGTGGTTCGGGCTTTGTTAATTTTGGTTTAACACCCTTAGCTGGTAAATTACGAACCACCTTTTCGGGATATGCGCCAATTAACTCGTTATCGGGTTGATGGGATTCGGGAATTACTTTCCCACCCTTAGCGAACTTCTTTACTTTTCCACCTTTTTTAAGGTGATTACTTTCTTGCTCGCCATACATGGCTATACGTTTATGCATATTAATTGCTTCAGACATTTCCTTCTCCTTGTGGTGGTTGTTGTTGCGGTTGTTGCTGTTGTTCTTGCTGCTGTTGTTGTGCTGCGCCTTGTTGCGAAATCATATTATTTTGTGCTGCTTGTTTCTGACGTTCTAAATCTTGAAGATGTTGCAAATTTAACTGTTGAACTTCTTGTTGATGTTGCTGATTTGCTTGCTGTTGTTCATACTGTCTCTCTAAAGTCATTGAATTTACGTCATGTGTAATTTTTGCGCTTTCAATTTGCTCTTGAGCTACTATACTTTGTTGTTTGGCCATTGCGTCATCAGTTTGTTTCTTCGCTTTTAACTGTAAATCAGCTTGATCATAGGCTGCTTTACGTTTTGTTTCAGCCATAGAGCTCTCTTGTAACGCTTTTACCTGAGCTATAATGTTTGGATCAGTTGGTTGCATATTATTCTGACTCATATTCTGTAAAGTCTGAAGAATTTGCTGAATCGCTGGCATAACTTGTTGCGCATATAGCCGTTGACCATCTTGATGTACATGTTGCCCGACAACTTTAAGCATCTCTTGAGCTTGATATGGGACCGCTTGAACTTTTGCTGCGTTAAACGGTTTACCTATTGACAAAGAAGCGATTGTATCGGTCTGATTTAAGTACCATAAAACCAAATGTTGTTTGATATGTTCAATAACAGGTGGTAAAAATGTTGGCGCAATAATAGGGTTAGCACCAAATATTGGGTCAGTTGCATATTGAATATGATCTAGTATATGGGCTAAATGGTTTTGACCTATAAAAGCCCCAACAGGTTTACCGAGAGTCATAGAAACATTTTCTAAAGCTGAATTCATATCTTTAACTTCTTGAGGATCTGGTAAAACCTCATTCACATCTGGGATACGTATCTGTTTCATGATGCGTTTTTCAACTGCTAACCGATTATACAAATCAGGGTTAGCTTGCGCACGTGCTGCCAAGGCTTGGACTTGTAAATACCGCTGAGTCTCAGCGAAAATATGCGGATCGGAAACAGGAATAATATCAGAATTCGTTTTAAAATCTTCTTTAGTGATTTTTAAATCTATCATTAAATCACTTTTACGCTGTTCGTCTAAGTACCAGCGATTCAAACGAGCTAATATCTTAAGGACACGCTTTTGTGAATCGTGTAAACGTGAATGAATAGCACTATAAACTGCAGAACCTTGTTCAATCAGGGCTTGTGTTGTGCCGACTGGGGCTTGACTATTAATATCTTGAATTTTTTCTTCAGAAGTTGTTACAACACCTTTAGCAGCGCTATCTAACCAACCTAATAAAGCAAATAAAACTTGATTTGGCGGGTTAAACGGC